AAAAAAAGAATTTAAAGTATGGCCCATCTCATTTAGAATTGGAGCTTCACGATTTACCAACAATAGAAATTTATCAAAAGCATTTTGGATCATATACTGCGGCCTGTAAAGCTGCTGGAGTAAACCCAATGTTTGGATCTCGTTTGCCTGATGAGTGGTCAAATCGATCTTATAAAAATGTAAAGGTTTTTATTGATACAAGAGAGCAACAGCCTCTAAAGTTTACTAACTCTGAATCGTTAAAGTTGGATTTTGGAGACTATGCAGTGGGCAAAGAATATTACGATTATACTTATGTGGATAGAAAGGGAGAACAAGATTTTAAATCAACTTTGAGTAAAAATAATTTAGAAAGATTTACTTATGAATTGAAAAGGGCAAAGGATTTCGATAGTTATTTATTTGTTGTTACTGAGGGTAGTATTCGAGATATAGAGAAGCATAATAGGTGGACTCATCATACTTCTAATATGAAATATATTTATCATAACATGCGGGAGCTCGCTCATAAGTTTTGTGGAAATTGTCAGTTTATATTTACTGAAAATAGAGAAGAATCCGAGCATATAATCCCAAAAATACTTGTGCTTGGCAAAAGATTATGGGATGTAGATATGCAATATTATATAGATAGAAAGATGATATAATGGTTTGGGAAACAGGAAATCAATTATCTAGATCTTCTGAGAAAGATTTTAATGAAGAGCTGGCAAAAATTAAAGGCTTTATTGACGAAAAAGATGCAAAAATATTACTGTATAAATTTTTAAGAGAAAACATAACTTTTACAGCAGACTTAGTAAGCGGAGTAAAACTATTTCCATTTCAGCATATGGCAATTAAATCTATGTTTAATACGGATTACTTTATGGGAGTATGGAGTCGAGGCATGAGTAAATCTTTTACTACAGCAATTTTCGCTTATCTAGATGCAATGCTTAATCAAGGAGTCGAGATAGGTATTTTGTCTAAATCATTTCGTCAAGCAAAAATGATATTCAAAAAAATAGAAGATATAGCTTCTAAGCCTGGCGCTGCATATTTGTCTCAATGCATAACTCATAAATCAAAAAGTAATGATGAATGGCTTCTAGAGATTGGATCTAGCCGAATTCGTGCATTACCTTTGGGCGATGGAGAAAAACTAAGAGGATTTAGATTTCACAGAATTATTATTGATGAGTTCGCATTGATGCCAGAAAGAATATATAATGAGGTTATAATTCCGTTTTTGAGTGTTGTTGAAAATCCAACTCAAAGAGAAGAGCTTTTTAATGTAGAAACGCAATTGATTAATGACGGTAAAATGAAAGAAGAAGATCGCCATGTTTGGAAAAACAATAAATTAATTGCATTAAGTTCTGCAAGCTACAAGTTTGAATATATGTATAAAGCATACGAGCAATTTGAGCATCTAATCCAGGCAGGAAGCACAAGACAGAGTGATGCGCATAGAGTTATTATGCAATTTAGTTATGATTGCGCTCCAAAGCAACTTTATGATCAAAATCTTTTGGATCAAGCAAAATCAACAATGAGTCAAAGCCAGTTTGATCGAGAGTTTGGTTCTATATTTACTGATGATAGTAGCGGTTATTTTAAAACTTCCAAAATGGCTTCATGTACTCTTAAGGACGGAGAAGCGCCTACTGTAGAAGTTTGTGGAGAAGTAGGAGCAAAATATATTCTTGCATTTGACCCAAGTTGGGCAGAAAGTGAAAGCAGCGACGATTTTGCAATGATGGTTTTAAAATTAAATGACGACAAGAAGATTGGAACAGTCGTTCATAGTTATGCTTTAAGTGGCGCAAATTTAAAACAACATATATTTTATTTTTATTATTTATTAAAACATTTTAATATTGTATCTATCGTTGGAGATTATAATGGCGGCGTTCAGTTTATTAATGCTTGTAATGAAAGTAGTTTATTCAAAAAAAATAAATTAAATATAAAATGTTTAAATACTAACTTTGATGATATAGAAAATTATCAACAAAAATTAGCAGAAGGAAAAAAAGAATATAATTTAGAAAATAAAACTATTTGTTATTTAAGAAAACCAACAAGCCAATGGATTAGGGTGGCAAATGAATTGCTTCAAGCAAACTTTGATCATCATAGAATATTTTTTGGTTCTAGGGCAATTGATGATGCTTACAATGAACAGCGACAAAAAAAGATACCCATTCAGGATATTAATTTCTTGAGAACATCTCAAAGTTTAGAGCGTCAAACTAATGCCGCAAAGATGATTGATTTCGTGGAGCATCAGTTTGATATGATGAACTTAATCAAGACACAATGCTCTTTAATTCAAATCACTACATCAGCTGGTGGAACGCAAACATTTGATCTGCCGCCAACATTAAAAAGACAGACTGGGCCAGAAAAAGCAAGAAAAGATAGTTATTCTGCATTAATACTTGGCAATTGGATGGTTAAGTTGTACTATGATATAGTGAACGTAAAAACTGATAATGTTAACTATACCTTTACTCCCATGTTTATAAACTAGGTGTACCTTTCTTGTAAATGTCTAAAGAATATAAATATACAACAACGTTTGAAAATATAATTTTTGCATCGAGCGATATTGAAGACTCAAATATCAGTCAAGCTTCTTTGGAATCTTTGAGACCTTTGATTCCTGCAAGTATTGATTTAGACAAAAATATTGATTTGCTTGGAGTAGCTTTTAATGCTGCAGTTGTAAATAAATTTAATAAAAATGGAGATGGTATTGATAGTGAAGCGGCAGTTAAAATCAAAGATTATTTTGTTCACAAACCTGCAAACATAGAGCATGATAGAGACAGAATAGTGGGGCACATTGTTTCTGCTGGATTTTCAAAATACTCTGACTCTTCAGAATTAATGAGCGACGAAGAAGCTTTAGTTGAAGATAAAGCTTATAATATTGCTCTGGCAGCGGTAGTTTATAGAACGGCCAGCAAAGAGTTTGCAGATCTAGTTGTCAATTCTACAGATCCAGATAGCGACTTTTTTGAAAGTGTTTCTGCTAGTTGGGAGGTTGGATTTAATGATTACGTAATTTCAGTGGGAGGAGATGACTTACATGAGTCTACTATAATTTCTAACCCAGAGGAGGTAAAAGCATACTCTCCTTACTTAAAATCTTTAGGTGGAAAAGGAATGCTTCAAGACGGAAGAAAAGTAAATCGATTAATAGTTGGAGACATTTATCCACTAGGAATTGGCTTTACTTCTAATCCTGCTGCCGATGTCAAAGGCCTTGTTGCCGAGAAAGGAGAATCTAAACCAGAACCTTCTGCTAAAAAAGATCCTATCGACAAGTTAATGACAAAAAGCAAAAAAACTTCCCATTCCACTCAAGAAAATGTACTAAACAAAGAAACCTATCATAATAACATTATGGACAAAGATCAAATCATCAATGAATTCCGAGCAGCTTTAGACGAAAAGCTTGGCAACCAAGATTTTTCTGAAGAGAGTGTCGCAAGCATCTCTAAAGTTTTTATCGAGGCTATCCGAGAGAAAGGCGAGCAATATGTCGCCGATCTTGAAAAGGCTAAAGCTGAAAAAGAAGAAGCTGTTCAGGCTCAAAATTCTCTTCAAGAGAAAATGGGAGAAGTGGAGCAGCAATTACAATCCACACAAGAAAAACTTTCTGTGTTAGAAGAAGAAAATTCTGCTAGAGAAGCAGAAATTCGCTTCAACTCACGCATGGAAGCTTTAAACGAAATCTATGACCTTGACGAAGATGATTCCAAAATTGTGGCTTCTGAAATCAGCGACCTTGACGAAAGCGAAGAAAGCTTTGCAGAATATCAAGAAAAACTCGCTAAAGTCTGGAAGCACAAGAACAAAGAATTTATCGCAGCTGAGCAAAAAGCTTTTGAAGATCGTGTGGCTCAAGAAGTTGAGAAACGATTCGCTCAAGCATCAGAATCTCAGCAAGACACAGAAACCGAAGAAGAACTTGAAGTTGCAGAAGCATCTGCAGAAAAAACTGAAGACGCTGAAGAAGCTGATGCAGTAGAAGAAGCTCTTGAAAGTTTAGAAGTCGAAGAAGCAGCCGTTGTAAATAACAACGAATCTTCTTCTGACGGAGAATCTTTAAGAGATCGTCTTCAAAAGACTTTCAAGGATTCTGTAAAAATTTCATACTAATATATAGAAGAAAAAAATTATGGCAAAAAGAATACTACCATACCGAGACTACAGCGAACACGACGTCGTTAATCTCTTCGCTCTTGATGTTTCTAGCGCAACCTTGGCTAACATGGTTCCTGGAGGCTCCGGCGATTTTGATGCAGGCGTAGTGGTCAAAGTAAGTGCGGGCGCACTCCCCGGTGACACACCATCAACACTTGAAACTTCAGGAAGTCTTAGAGACTATCTTGGAGCAAGTTTTAGTGGTGCACACATCGGATTTAACGCATACCCCTCTAACGGTATGACGGTTGTCCCCGCTGATGGCTCCGGAGCAACTCTGGGTATCACACTTCGTGAAACCTTAGCGTTCGACGAAAACGGAGAGAAAATGTTATACTACAAGCAAAAGCTTGATGAAGCACAAGGAGTTCTTCCTGGCGAAACAGTTCCTGTTTTGT